GACGACTTCGGCAACGTCGTCGCCTACACGCTGCTCAAGTATCACCCCGGCGACATCTACATGCAGGGGCTGCCGCTCGAAATTTACACGATTCCCGCCAGCGATATGATCCACTGGTTCCGCATGGACCGGCCGGGTCAGTCGCGCGGGCTGCCGGAGATCCTGGCCGCGCTGCCGCTCTTCGCGCAGCTGCGTCGCTTCACGCTGGCCGTCTTGAGCAATGCCGAGGCGGCCGCGGAGATCACCGGTCTGATCAAAACGCAGACGGCGGCGAACGATCCGGACGAGTGCGAGCCGCTCGATCTGATCGACATCGAGCGGCGGATGCTGATGACGTTGCCTCGGGGCTGGGACGTCCATCAGCTCAAGGCCGAGCAGCCGGCGACGACTTACAAGATGTTCAAGCGGGAGGTGATCGCGGAGTCGGGCCGCTGCGTCAACATGCCCTACAACATCGCCGGCTGTGACAGCGAGGGCTACAACTATTCGAGCGGCAAGCTCGATCACCAGCTCTACTGGAAGGGCTGTGAGATCGAGCGGAAGGACTGCGAAGAGGTCTGCCTCGATCCCTGGAACGGGGTCTTCGCCCACTGGTGGGCCGAGGCGCGGCTGGTCCACGAGGAATGGCCGATCGAAGTCCGCCGCCTGCAGGCGCCCTCCCACTCGTGGAGCTGGCCCGGCCGCGAGCCGATCGATCCGCTCAAGGAATCGCAGGCCAACGAGATCGACGTCCGCACGCTGCTGGCGACCTACGAGGAAAAATACGCCGCGCGGGGCAAGGACTGGCGAGCGGCCTTCAAACAGATCGCCGACGAGCAGGCACTGGCCAAAGAGCTGGGCATCGAAGCCAGCCTCGTTCCGGCGCCCCCTCCGGACATGAAGGCCGCCGGGGGCGGTTCGGGCCTCCGGCAGGGAACACGCGCGAGGGGAGGCGAAGATGATTGAGCCCCTTCGCTGGCTGCGCGCCGCCGCCGGCCAAGAGCCGGACTCGATCTGCTTCACGGCGGCGGTTGAGCTCCGAGCGGCCGAGGCGCCGAAGTCGCCCGAGGACAACACCCCTCCCGCGCGGCCCTCCTTCTCGATCAATGCCTACAACGGCGGCCCGCTGTCGGTCGACGGGTTTTACCACCCGGTCGTCGTGGACATGGCCGGCGCCAAGGCCGCTCCGGACATCGCTGTCCTGATGAACCACGACGACACGAAGCTCGTGGGTCAGGGCCGCGCGAAGCTGAGTCCCGAAGGGATCGGCATCGAAGGCACCGTGACCGGCGACCATCAGGCGGTCGGCACGGCGGCCCACGAGTTCACGAGCCACGCCAAGAACGGCTTCAAGTGGCAGGCCTCGATCGGCGGCCCCGTCGTGCGGCGGGAGTTCCTCGAGCCGGGGCAGAAGGCGACGGTCAACGGCCGCGTGCACGAGGGGCCAAAGATCATCGCGCGCGAGTTTCACCTCAAGGAAGTCAGCGTGCTCCCGCTGGGAGCGGATCGCGACGGAACATCGGTCAAGGTCGCCGCCAGGGATGGCAGCGGCAGACAGGAAGGGAATCCCGCAATGAATCCGTTCGAACAGTGGCTCAAGGCAAACGGCTTCGATCCGGCCACGCTCCCTCAGGCGCATCGCGACAAGCTGGAGGCCCGCTTCAAGCAGGAACACCCGAGCGACCAGGACGTCTTTACCGCGTGGCTGAAGGCCAAGAACGTCGATCCGGCTGCGCTCAGTGCCGACCAGAAGATCGACCACTTTTTGGCGTGGCGAAGCGAGGCCGCGAAGCAGACGCCCGCGCCGCTGCAGGCGGGGACGGCCTCTTCGCTGCCGCAGGCACCGGGTGCAGGGCATAGCCCTGCCGGCATCCAGGAAATCCGCGCCGAGGCCAAGCGGATCGCCGACGTCGAGCGGTTGGCCAAGGGCGACGACTATGCCGAGATTCGCGCCAAGGCGATCTCCGAGGGCTGGTCGGCGAACGATACCGAGCTGGCCGTGCTCCGCGCCGGCCGGCAAAAGCACACCATTGGCGCCCCCTTCGTCCACGTCCCCTCGAACGACGTGACCAACGACATGCTCGTCGCCGCGGCCTGCACGTCGGGCCGTTTGCGGATCAAGCCGCACGAGTTCAACGGCGGCAAAGAGCAGAACGTCGAGAGTTTCTTCGACGACAAGACCCTGCAGGCCGCCCACACCCGCTGGAAGGGCCAGCTGGGCCTGCAGCGACTGATCCTCGAGGCGGCCTGGCGGAACGGTTACCGCGGCATCGATTTCAAGAGCGACCATCAGCAAGTCCTGCAGGCGGCGTTCTCGACGAACGATCTGTCTGGCATCCTGTCGAACTTGCAAAACAAGTTCCTGCTGATGGGCTTCATGGCCGTCGAGCAGACCTGGCGGGCGATCGCCCAGATCCGGCCGGCCAACGACTTCAAGCCGCATTACAGCTACCGCCTGACCGGCGACTTCGAGTTCGAGCAGGTCGGCGCCGACGGCGAGCTGCACCACGGTACGGCCGACGAGCTGACCTACTCCAACCAGGTCGAGACCTACGGCCGCATGTTCTCGATCACCCGGCAGCAGCAGATCAACGACGATTTGGGCGCCTTCAACGAAATTCCCCGCCGCATCGGCCGCGGCGGCGCGCTCAAGTTCAACGACGTCTTCTGGACGTTGTTCATGTCGCTGATCAACGCCAACGGCTTCTTCGTGGCCGGCAACAACAATTACTTCTCGGGCGCCGGCTCGGCCCTCAGTGTCGCCGCGCTCACCCAAGCGGTCACCGG